ATTACTTAATATTACTTATCGTTACCTTTTTAAGTACTTTCAATTTTTATATTAAATACATTAAATCTCTACCAGTTCCTTATTAGAATCGTCTGAGTTATAGGGGCTGTCGTCTTCAACGGCTTCCATATCATAGAACATCTTACTTGGGTGTTCAAAGAATCTAAACAGCTTGTCATCGCCTCTGCAGAGGTAACCGCTGTCGTAATAAAGGTACTGGCCATCTTGATATTTCGTGTCTATGATGTCACCTATATTTTCATTAAACTTCTTATTGAGACAGGGCGGCATAAACGCTAAGTTGTTTTCTTTAGCGTGTTTATGGAGGTTAATATAGGTTTCCTCATTGAAATCCTGTTCTCTAAGGTTATATAGTGGTTCGAGGTTATCCACCTCATCAATCCGCTGCACATCGTTCCATTCTGGACTGATCTCTTCAACATCTTTAAACAATTCTTGAAGTTCATAGTACTTACCGTCTTTATTAACGATTTTAAATGCCTTCGTGTCTTCATCTTTATAATAGATAGTAGCCCCCCTAGAATACATAGGGTAATCTTCATAACAGTTATCAATATAGCTGCTTTGTTTCTGCATGGCGTCGTAGTATTGGTCTTTCTTATTCATACTGTAATGGAGTTCCTCAAACCACTGTGGCGTAACATTATCGCAGCTCTCTGGAATCTCCTTTAGTTTATAATTAATTTTCTGATCCTGGAACATACTTTCTTTTTTTGTTTCTGGTTTTGTTTCTGGTTTTGTTTCTGGTTTTGTTTCTGGTTTTGTTTCTGGTTTTGGTTTACTTTTGATTTTCAGTTTCATTTTCTTTTTCTTAGGTTGTTCTTCAACACTGGAAACACTCTCTGTATCCGTGGTGGAAACAGCACAGTAACGATTACTGCATTCATGGCGGGATTTACCCATCATATTGTTGAATACAACTTTACACCCTTTACACGTCCTTGATTTAGCACAGCGGCCATCTTCAACGTGTTTTGCTAGGTCTTTGCCATAAAACATAAGGTTACATAGGGAACATTTAATACCTTTAATACCAGCCGCCTGGTTATATTTCTTGCTGCTCTGCCACTTATCTAGTTTTTCTTGCGATACAAACTCTCTATTGGTGAGTTCACATTTAAATGTTGGTGACTCATTGTTAATCTGCCTCACACGGTCTTCAATAGTTCTGATTTGTTTTTTAAGTCCCTTAAGAATTGAGTTAAGTGTTTCAAGCTCTAGTTGGTTGGGATTCATGTTATATATATATAATAACATTTTTTTAAATCAAAATGTTATAAATTGTTATAATTTTTAGGGTCTTGGAATTTATAACATTACATAACAACACCATAATTGTTATTAATATTGTGTGTTATAAATACTTATTTCTGTTTCAGTCTTGTTATAATGTTATAATCCTATAGTTTTGGGAATCGTTTATAACAGCGAAAATATTTTGGAAAAAAAAATTGGCCGGCCTATGCGGAACAATATATGTATCTATGTTATAATGTTATAATTTACTTTTTTTTTTATTATTTATAACATTATTATTATTACTTATAACATTATCTATTACTATACTATGGATACTAAACTACTTAATGTATTACCCTCTAACAAGGCCGATAAGAAATACACAGCAACCTTTATTAACACCAAGACGAAGAGGACTAAGCGGGTTCATTTTGGGGCAGCTGGTATGGATGATTACACTATTACCAAGGATAAAGATCAAAGGGCAAGATACAGAGGAAGACACCAGAAAGATCTCAAAACCAAGGATCCAACAAGGGCAGGCTATCTTTCATATTATATCCTCTGGGGCGATAGCACATCCATTAAAAAAAATATAGCTGATTATAAAAAGAGATTTAAATTATAATCATATAACAATGCCAACATATAAAGAAAAATTCAACAAAAAATATAAACAACCACTATCAAAATCTAATTCACTAAAGGAAATTTCTAAACTAACTGGTTATAAACTCAGCGGTCTTAAAAAAATACTGGAAAAAGGTGAAGGAGCCTATTATAGTAATCCGTCCAGTGTTAGACCGAATATTAAGAACCCTACTGCTTGGGGCAGAGCCAGAATCTATAGTGCTGTTATGGGTGGTAAGGCAGCAAAAATAGATAAGGCGTTATTAGTAAAACAAAAAAAATAATTAAAATCCACCCATAAAGTGCTGTGACGGTGACCATTTAGACATTTTCTGCCGGGCTGGGACTGGAATAGGTTCTGATTTAACTTGTGTTTTAGGGGGCGGATCTACAGCTTTAACCTCTTTGGGTTTCTTGAGTTCTGCAACTTGCCTCCTTAGACTAATTAATTCATTTTCTTTCTCTTGTTCTTCTTTTTCTTTCTGTAGTCTTTTTTTTATTTTAATGGTTAGACGTTCTTCTAGTTCTTGTTCTGATTCCGCCTGCGATTTTAATTTTTTAGCAACTTTCTGTTCTACCTCTGATTCCATTACTTTAACCTTCTGTAGTTCCTTTGCATGTTTTCCAGCCTGGCGTTTGGCCAGAGAACGTTCCCTGCCTTTCTTTAGCTGTTCACGTAGTTGTGCTTTCCGCTCTTCTGTTAAAGGTTTCCGTGGTTTCTTTACCTTTACTTTTGGGACGGAAGGTACCCCCGGATCCGGGGCGGCAACTTCTGCTGGCGGCGGCGGTGTGGCGGGGTCGGGTTCAAATAGTTCACTCATTTTGCTTATAATTACCCAATATTTTAATTTACAACTTTTTACGAAATAAACAAAATAATTACTATAAATATCACCATTTGTATAATTAGATTTATGATTACATTTATGCCTATAGTATTAGATGTTATATGTTATATAGTATATGTTATAAATTATTAAAAAAAAAGTAAATTATAACATTATAACATAGATACATATATTGCTCCGCATAGGCCGGTCAGATTTTTTTCCAAAATATATTTCGGTGTTATAAACGATTCTAAATATTACTCGTTTATAACATTATAACAACACTGAAACGAATATAATTATTTATAACACATAATAATAATAACAATTATGGTATCAACCATATAATCCATATATTCCAAGACAACAAAAATTTATAACAATTTATAACAAATTACTGTTATAATGTTATAAATGAAAAGAATTATAACATTATAACATTATTTCCGTTTTACCCTAATCTTCCTGGCCTCGGGGAACAGTACTGCCTTTCCCACTACTTTCAGTTTTTTCTTGCGTTCGGTTACTGTCTTTGCCTTCTTTTTTAATTTCCTATCAATATCATCAAAATCATAACTCTTCTTAACACCCATCATATCTTTAATGAGTTCCGCCTTCTTTTTCTTTAAGGAAGACATATCAAGACCAATGTTATAAATATCAACGATTTTTTTCAATTCTGGTTTGCTATATTTTGCGAGTGACATAATATATCAATACTATAAAAAAAAAATAAAAAAAAATTAGACCAAAGTATTCATTATATCTTGTTTATCTACTGAAATGGTTTCACGTTTGCCAAGTATACGGTATATCTTTTTTAGATCTTTAACTTTGAGTTGATAGTTAGAAAGTCTTTGATTCAGAATATCGTTATCTAGATACTGTTCATTACCATCATACGCACAACTACTGTTACATCTAAAATGCTTACAAAGCCATTTTAATAAACCCATATCAATAATATAATATTTTATCTATAGGTAACGAATATCATAACCACCCTTGCCATCCACCACAATAGATTTCTGTGTCATAGCGAACATAATAAGATTGAGGGCTGCGTTGTATTTGGAACGGGCAGTCTGGGCGGCATCAGTGGTACCAGCGTTTGTTTTACAGAACACCGCAGTGCGGCCGAATTCAATCTGGAGCGATTCTATTGCCTGGTATCCTAAGTCAACACCAAACCAGTCCATGAAACCAACAGAAGCATTACCAGCTTGAATTATATCCTCACGGCTTTCGGTATCAGGGCATTTATAGGCAACACCATTGGCAAAAGTCTGGAGGGAACCATCTCCCCAGGCATCCACCAGCCGGGCAAGACGCTGGTTTGGTTTGGAAACACCGTTTTTGGCGAACACGTTTGCTCCGTTAACACGAACCTGGGTTGTTTCCTTGTAGCATCCAATTGAGTCAAGTGCACCGTTCTGTAAATCAGCGTTGTTTAGTTCATAGTTAACAGCACTTTGCGATTGTTTGTACATAACAACTTTACCAACTTTTTTGTTGTTAAAACTGTTAAGGTGTGTGCTGACAAGTTGAGGGACGGTAGCAGTAGTAGTGCCACGGCTTGGAATAACAATTCTGTCATTTTCAATGTTATCAAACACAACACTCTGCTGTGGGCCTATAGCCGCAATCTGCTGGGGGTTGACAAGTTCCTCAACAACCAAGAGAGGGCGGAGAGTGGTTTTTGCTTCGTCTTTGGAAGCACGGAGAGAATTAGCAGTATTGTATTCAACAACAAGGCGGAGGTTTTTAAACAACCGTGTATCAAGCACCGAAAGAGCATCAAGAATAGGTAAAAACTGGTTGGCCTCTATAGATGCTTTACCCGTTTTGGATTTAACTTGGTTGTTGGTCTGGACATCATAGTTACGTAGGGTTTTGCCGTGTATTTTACCAGCAGCAATATTTGCTAGTTCGTCCTGGCCTTCATAGCGAATACCACGGGCGTTCCCTGTAATCATGTTGTGTTTATCCTTTAATGATGAGTTGGACTTGCGGGACATCTTCCACCCCACCCACAGAGATGCGTCCTGGCACATCTGAAGTTCCACATTGCCGTCATAGAGGGCAACATTATCAAAAATACCACCAACCCCAGCCATGCGGTTGTATAGTGTGGCGGTCGTGTTGTCCACGCCTAAATTAGCAAGTAAGACATTAGTACTATAAACTTTATTCGGTTCGAACCGAAATTCAGAGCGATTTGACGTGCTATCGTAAATGGGTTCAATCTCTTTAATAGAAACACTGCCGGAGTATGCCATCTTATATACATACTATATATTATTATTTTAAAAAATGAATAAAGACAATTAAATTTGTATATAGTAATGCATTGCCGTTTTTGTAGGAGTTATCTTGGTTTCAATGATATTATCGAATGTGAAAGCAAAGATTGTAAATTTCTAAAGAAAGTAATAAGTAAATATGGTCTGATCCGTATTATAAGGATGATCAAGGCACAAGTAAGGATATATGAACAAGAAGAAGAATTAGAAGGAAATTAATGAGTGGAAGTACATGAACTTAAGGTATGGGTTAGAACTTTCAACGTCACTATCTATCTGGATGTTGAATTTCTGCCGGGAAAGATCTAAAGGTTTTTCAAGAGCAATCCCAGTAACATACGATTCATTGGCAGAAAGAAGATCACCTCTAACATTGTGGTGCGAACCTATAGACAGAGCCTTTAATCCCTGGTCTATAATCTCAAGGCGATTGCGGAGTTCATAAGTGATATAAGACGATGTGCTGTCGTTGAACATAAACTTAAGATTACTAACATTAGGTGGCATTTCAAGAGCAGTATTGTTGTGGAACCGTGAAAATTCACGGTCTAGCTGGATATAACTCGCACTCATAGCATCACAGATTGCAGGAACCCGTGCCGAATGGTTGGAGAGCGATGAGTTCATGTTACTTTTAAGGCACAGCGATGTTCGCATCGTAATAGGTGCCTGGGTGGGTTCTTCTGGCACACTGGTATAACACACCTCAACATTCTTGAGGAGATACTTACCAGCAGCGGCCAGATCTTCGCCGTACAGAGCTTCAAGGTTTCTGGCAAGGTTGAAAGATAGTTTTATCTCGCCACTAGTGTTGTAGTTTAGAAGCGAATTTTGCGAGGCCACACCGTTAAGGCATATAATTGGTTTAATACTAAAATCAGCACGGAGTTCAAGGCCACCGTTTTCTGCGAGTTCTCCAAACCCGGTACCCTGGTGCTGTGAAACACCATCCCCAGCCGCACCCCCACCAATATCTGCGGGATAGCGGGGCATAAGGACTTTTTGCTGAACCATCTTATCGGAGGATCTAAGCTCACAAACATATTTGGCCTGATTCATATCCTGGTCTGTGTTTGTACCTACTGTAACCATCTTGGCATATCTTGGAAGTTCTGTAGCGTTCTCAACAATACCCTGCTGCTGGAAAGTTGTAACACACGCTCCGACAAATGCGTGTGCCCCAATCATATGGTCACAGTGAACAGCTTTAGTACCATCATTCAGTGAAGTCCCGTCAGGGTATATCTCTACCTCTGCCTCGAGTCGAACTGATCCGCACACCAAAGCACGGCCAGGGAAATTCAAATTAAAGTCAAGGCTTTCGTTTTCTCCATAACCAGCATCCTTAATATTTTCACATTCTACAGTATGATAGCGATAATCCATTTTATATATATCTAAAACAGAAAAATAAATTAAAACGAATAAAATAATTAACCTATAAATATATAAATACAATTAGCAAAAATACTTCATCCAACTATCCTTATTATTACAAGTATGGCACACAATATGCCTAAATCTATGTGTGTTATGGTCATGATCCATACAGGCAGTAGTAGAACACGGAGTACCGCCTCTTGTTAGTTTTACATCGCAAGCGTTGCAAAGTTCTTGATGTAACCACAACTCATATATTCTATCCAAATCTTCTTGTGATTCTCGTAGACCGTTATATTTCCAACTGCCCAAGGTGAATATTTTCTTTCCAGCAGCGGTTTGTCTATATTTTCTATTTTTTTCAGCATATTTTTGTATGTTGTTTTGGTAATGTTTTTTAGAACGTTCTTTTTCGTTCTCTCGATTATTTTCTCTATACTTTCTGTTACGTTCTAAAATTATTTCTTTATTGGTTTCATAACGTTCTTTATAAGTTTTGCTTATTTTTTCTCTGTTTTTTTCATAACGTTTTCTCTGCTGTAACCTAGTGCGTTCTTTCTTCTCCTCCTCAGACAATACTTTAAACTCCGCACGACTCATTACCCTTGCCAAGTCCATTTTTAAAAAATAAAATACAATTAAAATTAAATTCAATTTTTTTATTAAATACGATTATATCACTTTTTCAACTTCTTTGAACAGAGCAAGCCTAGTTACACCCTTGCCCGTCTTGCTATTCATAATAACCTGGATTTGTTTTTCACGTTGCGTTCTGGGGAGTACCTGCCCAATAAGCATCATAGCGTTGTCATCATCGACCACCCTAAGTCTCTTGTTCATATCATCAAAACCAACTGCAATAGTAGTCTGGTCGTCTAACAGCGTTTCTGTTTCAATCAAATTACGGACCCTCTTACCACTGTTTGTCAAGGCTGTCATTTGTTTTTGAATATGTAGTGGATCATTCGTTCTCTGACCGTCTTTACGCATATTAATAAAACGGCCAGATGTATCCTTGTTATCAATGCGGAGACGGTACTGCTCCAGGCCATTTTGTTGCGACGATACTTGAGCACCGTGTGTAGAACCAGTAGGCGATGTAATGTATAGGGTAATCGCTTCTGGTTCACACGTAAAGACTCGCTGAAAGTTTTGGGTTGTGGGGGTATCAAATTCCTCTGTTTTGTAAGTTGTGTAGGCGATTGGGTCTGAGGCACCGTCCATGTCAGGAGAGACAATTTCTTCCATAATGAGTTCAGCGTAATCTATCTGGAAAGGCGACAGTGTAGCGTCAACACCAACACACTGCAGGCCCGTAATGGTTTCCCCACCCGTGAGATTTGCACCAGTGGTAATAGCAGCATCTAAAGTAATGGTAATAGCATTGCGGTTGAAGGCTCCAGTCATCCCAACACCAGTAGCGTCAGTTGCAGTCTCCCCGCGGTTGTATTCTATAGCTTGGATAGTTCTGACGACCCCCGTGTCAAGGTTGGCCACGTTTTTGCCGTTAGCAGCACCAATAACACCCTTTATTGTGATTTGCTGCCCAACCCAAAAAAGACATTGGTCTTCAAGGCGGTTAAAAGGTGTTGCAACATCTGCAACCCCGATTTGCAGTTTTCTCGTACTAACATGATCAGCACCTACAGTGTCAGTAAGGTCAATAAAGTTATTTCTTTTCAGACCTCCTTGCTCCCACTGAACTAAAGAGGCAGCATCAAAATTAGCACCAGTCCCATTATATTTGCCCGAAAGACTCTGGAATACCTGAACTTTATCCACGTTCAGTTCAAGATCGAGCCTAGAGCGGCCATATTTACTACCATTGTATTGTTTTGTTTTCCAGAAATTAAGAATATCAGAACACTTAACACGGACTGGCTGCCTTAAGAGATTTTTGGACACAACACTACCCTCCTTGTGGAGTTCGTTAAAGATAGAATTCATACTGCCAGAAGTTTCATAAGGGACAAAAAGGTTCTGGTATTGACTTGCCTCTGCCATATCATCGTCCTGGGTATAGTTAGACATAATATCAGAAAGGATATCAGAACGCTGGATATTTTCAACAGAACCCATCTGGTTCTGGAAACTAACATTTTTAATAAGAACAGAATTAGGGTGAGTAAAGGTGGTTGAACCAGTGCCAGTATCACGATCAGAGTCCATAAATGCTTTCACCCTAACAACACCCGTAGTTGAGGTAACAGGGATACTTGAGATAAGCTGGATATAAGATTTGGAAAGGTCATAGAATTTACCTTCGGGGATATCAAAACTGAGGCGGTTGTTGGTACCAACAAATACGCCTCCTTCATTACTTGGGATCTTGACTATACGGTTCATGTTATATATTAGGATAAGATAAAAAATAAAAATTTATTTTAAAAAATAATCAGAATTAAAACGGAAATTGAGATTTGGTTTATTTCCACGAATGTATAACAATTCTATACGTCTTAAATGTTTTATACTTTTGGTTTTGATTTTATCTAATATTTCTATAGTCCAATTTTCCCAGTTTCCATATTTTCTTATATGTTGATATAAAGCTCTATTAGTTTCTTTTCCATCATTGACATTATATTTATGCTGCCTTTTTCTGCGGTCAAAGTTACATGTTGATCCTATATAAGTATCGTGAACGGTTAAATCCTTGCAACTTATTTTATATATAATACCAAATATCATATTAATATGTTTTATTTTTTTTTGGAAATCTTTGCGTAGTAAGATTGGATGTAGCTTTATTACGCACAAGTTTCTGTTTTTTCATCTCAAACAACTGCTCTAGTGTCTTCTTGCGTTTTTTCTTTTCTTCTTCTGTAGACATTAAAAGTAATACCTTATCCATATAAGATATGTTATATAAAAATAAAAAAAAAGAATTATAACATTATAACATCATAACATATATTGCTCCGCAATAGCCGGCCAGATTTTTTTCCTAAATATATTTCGGTGTTATAAATAAAAATAAAAAAAAAGAATTATAACATTATAACATCTATCTACCTTGGCCCCCTGTAAATGTTGACGATAGACTAACAGTAGGAGGTGGTTTACTTTCATCACTATCACTTCCAAAAAGACTTGGTAATAACATGGAACCAATACCTATAGCAAGTTCTGCTGCTCCCGCAAGTGGATCGGCGGCGGCTTCTGCAACTTCTTCACCAGTTGTAACGGCGGTTTCTGTATCTTTAGCTACGGTTTCTGTATCTTTAGCTGCTTCAATAGTTTTAGCACTAACACTTGGTTCGGGTGCAGTTGGTTCGGGTGTAGGTGGTTCGGGTGTAGGTGGTTCTGGTGCACTTGGTTCGGGTTCGGGTGTAGGTGGTGGCGGTGGCGGTGGCGGTGAGGCAAGGGCATCTTGGGCGATTCTTTGATTAGTATTACGTGCTTGTCTATAAGCAGCCGAGGCGGGACCGGGTGTTGTTTCTGCGGCCGCCGCTTTTTTTAAAGCACTCATGTCTTTAGAACTTGTAAATTCTGCATTGTCTTTAACCCCAGTTATTAAATTACCAGAAATCTCACCAGGCAATTTATCAATACTGTTATTTATAACTGCTTCTTTGGCAGTAGCTGCCTTTACATATTGTGAGTGTGTTGCCCCCTCATAGACAGAATCGTCAAGAAGTTCGGGGGCATTATCCTTAACACTCTGTAGTTTATTAGAATAGTTATTTAGTAATGCTTTGTTCCTTAAGTCACCTTTAGCAAGTTTTCCAGTCTGATATTCATACCCTGCCTTTTCGTAAGCATCAACTATTTTGTTTCTTAATGGGTCGTTCGCAGCCAAAGAATTAATACGCCCTTCTAAAGCACCATCCCGTTGTGCTATTTTTTTTTCTAGGTCATCCGCACTTGCTGGCGGGACAGAGAGATGGTCTGGTTCTATAATCTGTTTCTTTGGTATTATAACACTCGGTGCTTTTTTTACATCATCAGAAAGAACCGCTGGTCCAGAACTATCTAGGGGTTCATCGTTAATCTCACGAATAGTTTGGTTATCCACTGTACCTGGCTGGGCTGTTGGTAATACTACCGCATTTTTACCTGGCAAGTCATCCAGTTTTTTAGCCACATTTGTTATGGGTTCTTTGGGTGAACGGCCACCAAAGTCCTCGGCAGCATCTTTAAACGAGGTATCACCCAAAGCAAGTGCTTGAGATCTTTCCTCGATCCGTTTTTTTAATATTCTTGTTTCTTCATCTTCAAGAACTTTTCCAGTAATAGGATCTACTATATCTGGTGGAATAAATGGCAACGATATAGGTTTCTTAATAATAGGGTTGCCTGTTATAGGGTCTAATTCCTGGCCAATAGCAGCTTTAGCTTTGGATAATTCTTGATCTAGTGTTAATTTCTTTTCTTGTAACGATTTTATTAGAGCTGGGTCAACAACCCTAGCATTCTTAATAAATGAACGTGTTTGTCCACTGAGTTTTCCTACAGAAGATTCAACATCTCCAGCAATAGAGGCGGGTTGATAAGGTTCGCCTTCAGCTCTATCTACGCCCTGGTTGATTTTTATTTTATCTGCGGTGTCTTTTACAGCTGCTCTCATTTTCCCTATTGCTTTACGCTGTATATCAGCGGTGGGTAGTTTAACATCCTCCGGGTCAAGAGGGGTATAACCTTTGTTTTTAAGACTTTGGTTTATGTTATCAAATACTTTTTGTTTCCCAGCGAGATATGATTCATTAGCTACACCCTTGGTTTTTGTATAGAGGGATTGTGCTTTTTCTGTTAAATTATCAATCTCGGATTGTGCCAATACCCTGCCTTTCTTTGCCGCTTCAGTTTTAAGGTCGTTTATAGTCTGGGCGAGGCCACCACTGAATCCTTTAGTTTTGATATTATTACTGAGCCTAGCAAAACTCTGGAACCCTGTCTTCTGTGCCGCCGCCTTACCAATTTTTTCTAAACCACCCCTAACGAACTCTGAACCAATTAGATCCGCGGGGTCCTGTATCTCTTTTATTTTTGCTTGCTGTTGCTGTATTGCGGCAGCTCTAGAAGCTGCTATTCTATCAGCCATACTGTCATTAGCTGATATAATACTGCCAATAGAGGAGTTATAATTTTGTGCCATAATATAATGTTATAATAATATAAATGGAGAACATCAATAAAAAGTTAAAAATCTTGAAGATGAAAGACAGCAGTGATAGTAATGTTACCAAGAAGAAAGACATCTTTGATTTGCCTATGCGACTTTTAATAATCGCCAAGAGCGGCCAAGGGAAAAGTTCATACCTGGGAAATTTATTATTAAGGCCAGAATTTTATCGTAACGATTTTGAACCAGAAAATATTTTTATCTTTACGGGAAGTAAACATGGGGATAAAAAACTGGCTACGATCATAACAGAATTAGATATAGAGGAGGAGAACGTTATAGACGGTTATGATGAAGACTTATTGGAAACAGTGTATGATATGTTGGTTGAGAACTATAATGAAAAAGTTGAGGATGGAGTTAAATCTAAAAAAAAATTAAATAGTCTTATAATTTTTGACGACCTGGCATTTTCGGGAACCTTTAAAGATAAAGGTAATAACGATCAGATAAGACGTATTTTTTTCAACGCCCGAAAGCACAACATATCAGTTATTGTTATATCCCAGAAGTATTCTGCTGTGTCTACAAGTATTAGGGAAAACAGCACAGGGTTGGTTCTTGGCAGTAGTTCCAATAAGCAGGCCGAACTTATTGAGAGCGATCATAATATGCGAAAAGATGGTAAGAAGGCATTCCTACGTATGTATAGAGAGGCAACTGACGAACCCTTCTCAATGCTTGTTATAAATTACAGTAATTACCCGCACATATATCAGACACAGGACTTCGAAGCGATTAAATTGGATTAATTATAACGGTGGACTTCGTCCCCGCGGCCGCCTTAAGTCTTATTTTATGCTTTTTATGTATATTGTTTAGTTTTTTTCTTACTTAAAGCACAAAATAATTAATCTATGCTCAAAAAATGCTGACGTCAGCAAAAAAGTAGAGATTAAACAAAATGGGCATAAATTAAAACACATGCGGCCGGGGGGACGAAGTCCTCCGTTATAAATTAATATGAATTAATAAAATAAATATCAATTGTTATAAACTATTTTACTCTTTTTAATATATATAATCTCATTTTCTTTTATCTTTCTTCTGTACTCTCTCATCCACAACATCTTATTGTATTGGGTGATAGTCTGGCCCGGCTTTTTCATTTATAATAGTGTTATATATTATTTATATTTATTTACCGTGTTATAATGTTATAATTCTTTTTTTTTTATTTTATTTATAACACCGAAATATATTTTGGAAAAATAGTTGCGGCTGCTATCTGGATCATATATGTATCTGATGTTATAATGTTATAATTCTTTTTTTTTATTTTATTTATAACACTATTCATCATAATCATTATCCTTTAGATGTTTAAATAATGTATCAGACAGATAGGTTCTCATCTCACCCAGAAAGGGATCATATTCGCTGTGGTTCGTATTATCAATATAGGTTCGCAGCAACCCATAGACAACCGTCATCGTCTTATATAATTCATTATACTTTGACACATATTCACTAACCAGTTTGTCATTCTCCTCAAATTTAATCTTAAGTTGGTTTGCCATTTCAATGTATTCATTTTCTGTTATATCCATATATATGATTTTTTTTTTTTTTAATTTATAACAACCTTAACTTTAATCTGAATCGGTATCATCAGAACCAGCACTACGTAGATTATATCTTGACACAGAAGTATCAGCAAAGGGAATAGCCTTAGGATCTAAAACCTTCTTTTCTTCTTTTTTCTTTTCTTCTTTATTCATTTTATCTTTGATTATATCTATCTTGTTCTGCATTTGTTGTTTATTGCGAATACATACTTTGGTTACAATATCTTTTATCTCCTCACGGCCATACACATGTATCACACGTTTGATATAGTTACAGTCAGCACAGAAGTAAGTCGTGTAGACGGTTTCCTGGTTACAAAGATAACATGTCAACATATTATAGAGTTATAATAAAATTTCAGGATTAGATTTAATTAATTCAAAAAAGAATGTATTATCTGATCCAATATCAGCCAGCGTTCTATCCGGGTTCAGTACTCGGATACGCATACTTGACATTAGTGTAGGTTCTCCGTCATACGAAATAACAAAACTAGAATCTCCTTCAGCTGATACATAAGACCCTTTACTATAATACCGATTGATGATGCCTGTTATATTTTTTGTTATTGAATCAACGCCAACTATATTACTGGCAAAATTCAACTGTATTTCTATCAGATAATATCCAGTATCTAGTACCCCACCAGATACTAAAGCTTTTTGAGCATATATGACGTTATTAAACCCAGAGGTTGCTTCGAAATTTGTTATAGACCCATCTGCTTTTATCGCTAATGTTTGGTATGCTTGTTTATTTACAATATCGTCGATAACAAATCCGGCGTTTGTCATTTGCTTACCATCATTTAGGGTTGGGATTGTTGCACTATACGTGTTCGCTGTTCCAGCACTAAAATTATTAAATCTATTCGTTTCAGGTATCAACCCTGTTTTATTATTGCGTACGCCACCCACGTTGAAACCCAGAATATCATTCCAGAACTGAATTGTTATTGTTTCACCAGTTTTTGGGTCTATACCCGTAGCACTTAACTCACTAAATATCACGCCGCCATTTTTTCCATTCTGAATATATTTAGAATTAATAGGGGTTGTTCCATCAACTTGCTTTACTCTTGTGATTATAGTACCAGCAGCTGTGGTTTCATCATATATAGGAAAATGTAAATAATTCCAATAATATAAATCTGTTTCAGATGAATAGAGTAACTCAACTAAATTTGTTCCAACTAACCAATTCTGATATAAGGGTGGTGTACTGGGTAATGGATCTGGTATGGGGGGAAATCCAGCAACACCGCCATTACTTCCTGGCAGTGCTTCAAATCGTGGATTACTAGGAAGTAACATGTATCTAGTTGGATCTGTTGGTGCCACATTGAGTGGCGTTAATTCCATAGGCAGGTTATATGCTTGGTGGAGGAAGTTAGACCCTATTGTGCTAGTAATACCTTCTATTTTCCGAAGAAATGTCGTGTCGTTTAAATAATTATTTATTGTTGAACATAATTCGTCTGGTGTATATTTACCTTCATCAATAGTAAACGGTGGAATATCATATACTGCTGGTGTTAAATCATACGACCCCCTTGCTGGGTCCAGCGTACGTGCTTGTGTATAGGCACCGGTATTCTCTCCCGTTATACCATATATTGGTTTTATCTTATTAAATGTCCAGCTTCCATCGCTGTTATCAACTTTTAATGAAATATCAGCATTAATATTGAACGGGTCAGATGTTGGATTCTGTTGTAATATTTTGGTATATATATCTAGATTCGTTTTCTTATAGTCACCGCCCTGGACATCACCCCCTGGTGTTTGTATTGTATTGGTTCTAAGAGCTGGTAAACTTATAAAAATTGGGAATGTTTCTCCAGTTATATGAGTTCCTATAAGTTTTAAAGGGTGTGCACCATCTGTGTTGCCCCAGTCAAGGGTTTTACCGCCTAATGACCCCTTATATTCAAAACCTATCTCTGTTATAAGTTCCATTAAAGGGTCAGCACCAGGCGCGGCACCATCTTTGTTAACTTTATATAAGAGATATTCGGCATTATCTATTTCAATAAGATTTTCAGAAAATCCACCGTTACCGAATTTGGCAACATCATCATATTGTATATACGGTTGCACTGATATAGATAGGGTATAACCACCTTTGGGTATAACCACAATGCCCTCTTCCTCTGTTTCGGAATCAATAAAGGTTTTAGATAACGCAAACCTATCCCCTCTTTCTAAGGCAACAGGTTGGGCGAACTGCACCTCGAAATCACCGGGTGCGAATACCTGTTGGGCCTTATTCTGGGAACATTCAATTAATATGTTATTCATTATATTTAATTAATATATTATTTTTATATATAAAATGCCGATTGTTAAAAATAACAGAGGACACCAAAAAGTAGAGGTTACTAATTTTGCAGAATCTACTGTTAACGTTGATGAACTGGAGGGGTTACAAACAACAGCGAACACGTCACTTGCCAGTATTGACACCAAAATTACAACTGGACAAGATGTTAAAGCAGTTGATTCTGGGCTACAACAGGTTTTAATGTATGGGCGACATTTTGATGGGACATTACATCCTTTAGAAACAACTACGAATGATCGTTTATTAGTTGATGTTGTTGAATTAAATAATGTAGGACAGATTACTACGTCTAGTTCATTACCTGCTATGCAAATTTGTGGATTTGATTCCGTTGCTGGACGATTTAAAAGTATTAAAGTTGATACAAATGCTAATCTTATACTTTCTCAGTCTTCAAATAGAAGTGCTGAGGTGTCTATTGTGAGTGCCTCTGCGATTCTTGCTAGTGCACAGATTGGTTCTGATATTAATATAGGAGATTCTAAAACTATTGTTATTTATGGGTCAGCAACAGGCAACCATAACTTCCTTCTAGAACACAGCGGAGATGGCAGTAATTGGTTTTTAAATAGTGTGGTTTCCCCAGTTGCCCATGGTGGTATCTATCATTATAATGTTAAGGTAGAAGATGGATTACAGTACTATAGATTAATTAATGATAATACTGGAAATACTTTTACTCTCAATTATGTTAAACTGTAAATATAAAATATTTTATAAAGATATAAATGAATTCAGTTAAAATCGCCAACAACCTTTTACAAACAAAAAACCATCAAGTCGCTCATCAAGATAAGGTAAAACTAGGAACTGCTGGGGGTATAGCTGTTATAGCAGATAGCAGCCCCTCACCAACTGCTGACCCAGATGAGAGGGGTGGCTGGTTGTGGGCAAAAGTTGCCTCTGATACAACAAAATTCAACTATTATATGTATGGTGCGACTGGCTCCAGTCATTCATGGACACTGGGTGATATCAAATCATCTCATATTACATGCTCTGTTGATAAGTGGGATAACGGCCAGAGCGTCCCTTTTATTGTGGTTCATACTGCTATGACGGGCAGTGGTGATGCTGGTGCCTGGTACCACTCTCGCCGCTCGTATGCCTTGGACACTTCTACCCATAAAATTGTTGCTGGTGAGCATATTAACTTATACGCTCTAAACAAACCCGATTTACATAATGATAATAGGAATTTACCTCTGTCAGTTGTTACTGATACTGGGGATTGTGCTGATACAGAAGTTATAAGTGCCATTAGTGTCCACAGTGATAGCTCAGCATTAATCAATACAAAGATTTTGGTAAGTGAGATGGGGATTGACCTTGGTGGCGAGATTACAAGGTCTATCAAATTAATTGCTTAGTTTATTTTTATTTTATATTATTTTATTCTGTTATATATATAATGAGATTATTAAGGACAACTACAACTGACCCTACTGGTGTATTCAACTCGTTCTTGAATCAAGACCTTGTCATTTCACCATATTCCAAAATTGCTCTTGGGATGCTGGCTGCAAGCGTCCAGAACGATGCTATTGTTATAGATGCTAGCAATAATTTTTTAACTTTTTCAACTACCACTGGTGATGATAGGCGTATTGCCATCGTACAGGGGTCATATAATTCCAATAATTTTTCAACACTCTTGGAAGATATAGAAAAAAAAATGAATGCTGCTGTGGCTAATTTCGCAATTCTTAATGAATCGGGTGCTGATAAAAAAACAATTAAAAGTCCCTCTAACATTGGTAAACAAGCAAGAGTAGTGACTGGTAATGATGGTAAATTATCCATTGATATATTTCAGTCCTCATCGTGGAGCCACCAACCAGAACTACTCAATAATGTTTATAAGGATAGCGGTGTTGCCCAACTAGAATTTTCGGGAACAACAGAAGCAACCTATCAGTTAAAATCAGTCACGGATGCTGTTGATTTGACTTTTGCCCACTCTACCTACTACTCACATCCTATTGCTAAAGGCTGTGGTATCCACCGTGTTCGTGTTGGAAATATTACAGGGGACAATACAAACAACGCTGGATTTACGATTGGATTATGTAATGTTGACCCATCCACATTTATGGCCAGTGCCGGGTCAAAAGGGCTGGAACCTTCTGATCTTACATATGGTATTTCATGTGCTGACCCATTCACAACGGGTGTATACAGCACTGTAAAGGATGGTGTGTCTACAGCAACGACTATTGTGCCAAACAACCCTATAGGCGGTGCTGCCAATCTTCGGGATGTTGTATCTATAGAAATAGTAAATGGTAAAATCCGTTTGGTTGTTTACCAAAATGATCCATTAGTATCACAACGACCATTTACCAGGGTTTTGTTTGAAGAACCATACAACGGCACTGATGATTTATTTGGTACGATTACAGTTAACGGAAAATCTAGTGGTTTTAGTCTAACTAATTTAAAATATACGGGCAACCCCTACACAGATAGTTCTACCAGTTCCACCCAGTTTGTTGACGAAAATGTAGCGGAACTGGGTGCTGCTACACCAGCAAGGCAGAGGAGAACTGCGACTATAAACTCGATTACATTCCCAACACAGTCTATCGCATCGTATCTTGGTTATAATAACACAACGATTACCCTTCCAGCATCATCCATTAACATCTCGTATGTGGGTGATAACATATTTAAAGCTGCTGTTGTAACTGATATGTATTTGGTTGAAATGTTAAACATACAGCTTGAAAGTTATGATACCTTTGAACAGGGACGCAAAAATATACTGTCTATTATACCGTACGATGACGAGAATGGTGTTGTGGCCTATGATGCTTCAAATCTTATCTTTTTAGATTTGAATAATAAGGAACCTATTAACCTTACGAGTATTAAAATGAGGCTAATTCGTGGAGATTATACCACCCCTACACTTCAAGGGTTAACATCAGCTGTACTGTATATCAAGTCTAGGGAAGAATAGATTAAAAATTTTATTTTTATATTATAAATGGACAATTGTGTTTTATTAGATAAATTCAGTCTTAAAGAACTGAAAGACATATGTACGTATGTCCAGTCCAAATACTTTTTGTTAAGAGAGCATAAATCATATTCGTTATGTAAATTTGATTTAATTACAATATTACGTAACTCAAAATTATTTTTTGAAGATCACCCATTACACCTTACATTTAGAACCACATTTAGAGGTGACTATGTTGAGGAAATATTTATTCCCGTAAGAAAGAAAGCTCTTTATAGAGGTCCCAAGATACACGGTATATCCTTCGTAGAAAAACGTATAACTCTAGATTTCATATAATCTATCGTTTTATGCTTAAAAATAATATATGTGCTATATTATATGTCACTAGTAACCCTAATAAACCAAACGAGAAATATAAAACCGAGATCATTGAATTCTTATATTATAAGTTTAAAAAAAATCCATAAGTTTGTTGATCCTGACAGCGATTTTGATTCGCTTTCCTGGCTCGATACTAAACACTATGATAAGGTTGTTGAGTTTTTGGATACATTAAAACTACCAACCCGCAAGAACTATATCAGTGCCGTTTTAGTGGCACTAGGAACTGACAAAGAAAAAAATGAAAAACTTATAGAACAGTATAGAAACAAATTGGATTTACATTCTGCCGAATACAACGAGGCTATATCATCACATCAGAAGAGTGATAAACTTCAAAAGAATTGGGCTACTATGGCCGAACTCAAAACGATTGTTAATAGGTATGGTAAAGAATTAAAAATGAAAGATGTTTATAACAACGAAGAACTATCCAATAAAGAGTTTGACTTATTTCAACAATATTTGGTAGGTAGTCTTTACACGATGATGCCGCCAGTCCGCAATGACTATGCCAACATGCGTGTGGTGTCGTTTAAAGATTATGATAAATTGAAAGATAAAAAAAATAATTACTTAGTTATAGTTGGTAAAAATAAAAAATTCTTCAATTTTGGAAGTTACAAAACGGAAGAGACTTTCGGGGTGATGACCGTTCCTATCCGTCCAGCTGTGAATAAGATCTTGAATGATTTTTTGAAACATAATACATCTGGATATTTGTTACTGAATAAAAAGAAACAACCTTTGAGTGATAACGGGTTGACGAAATTACTTAATAAGACATTTTCGCCTACTGGTAAAAAGATTAGCAGTACTGTTATAAGGCACGTGTATTTGAGTGAGAAATATGCTGATGTTGAAGCTGAAAAGGAAAAAGATAGTGCTGCCATGATGCATTCAATGAGTACGCAACAAGATTATATTAAGAAATAGTATGTTGTTAACAAAAGAAGAGATACGAGAATTAGTGGACAATAAGCTGACAGAAAAAGAAAAGCAATACTATAAAAAGTATATCGAGTATATGTTAATAAATGGTTTTTTTGAAGTTGAATATTTTTTAAAGAATAAGAATTTATTTTTTACCCATGTAAAGTAAATGTTTTTTGGTTTTATGATGTTGTGATTTATGTTGGTATGTATACCTCCCACCGCACTCACACTCAAGTTTTTCGTTTAGTCTTTCTTTGTTTTTTTGGTGGTACTGTTTATTATATTGTTTTATTTTTCCTTTGTTGTTTTGATGGTACTGTTTCTGTTGTTCTGCTATTTTTTCTTTGTTGTCTTGGTATCGTTGTTTCTGGTTCCTTGATGGAAATTGTGTGTTAAGGGTAGCTTTGAGTTCCTCAAAATACTTTCTTTCTTCCAATTCTAATTCTCGTTTGGAATTACAGGGATAATGTTTTAGTTGTATCATTTCCCAGTTTTCCCAGCCGCCGTGTTCTCGGATAAATGTATATACCTTAAGGTTATACGTTTTGTTGTTTACATTATGACAGCTAGATTTATGATTGCATTTCCGTCGTGTAAAATTGCAACACGAGCCAACATAACAATCAGTTACCTCTGGGTCTCTACACACGATCTTATAGACACAGCCGTTTTGATACCTAGCGGTTGACATTACTTAATATTACTTATCGTTACCTTTTTAAGTACTTTCAATTTTTATATTAAATACATCTAAATCTCTACCAACTCTTTGTTACTGTCATCTGAGTTATAGGGGCTGTCATCTTCAACGGCCTCCATATCATAAAACATCTTACTTGGGTGTTCAAAGAATCTAAAAAGCTTGTCATCGCCTCTACAGAGATAACCGCTGTCGTAATAAAGGTACTGGCCATCTTGATA